TTCTTAAGGGACTTCTGTGACTTCTTGAGAGCCATTATTTTTTCTTCTTCTTACCCTTGTTTAGTTTATCGAAGTCGGCTTTGGTGATCTTATCTCTGGGCTTCGCCACCCTCGCCAGCTTTTTCTGCTTGGGGCTGTACTTCTTGAACGGCATGTTTAAACCTCCTAACGTTTCTTAGCGTTTGCTCTTCGTATTGCCTCTTTACCTTTCTTCGCTATCTCTGCTTGCTTGTTTTTACCAGCTACCTTGGCCCTCTGCTCAAGCACAGTAAGTATTTGTATCTTCCTAGCGAATGGTTTCTTTATGTTCTTTACCTTCCTTACAGTGTCCCTAGCGTCCTTCTCAGTGGCGAATTTTATACTGACGGTATCCTTGGGGTTCTCATCTGTATACAGCCGTCTGCCTGATCCCTTGGGCTTCTTGCCCGTCCCTTTCTTGGGATCTTTGCTCACGACCTATAGCCCCCGCCTTTCTCCTTATATCTCTTCGCCAGCATCTGCGCCTTTCTTGCACTCCACTGTCCCGGCTTTCCACCCTTACCACCAGCCTTGATAGATTCAAACAATCTCTTCCTCATGGTTGGCTTAGTGTAGTTGCCAGCTTCGTTAACGCGAGACTTACTCTTCTTCTTTACCTTACCGCCCTTCTTATATCTCTTAAACATTACTATCACCCACCACTAATGTTGTGTACTCACACAGATTCCCAAGCTCTTCCTTCAAATAATAACGCCTCTGCTTGCCTACGTCTTATCAAGCCATCCAACACCTGACCACCTGCACGATTCCATCTTTTTATCTGCTCAGGTACGCCACTGTAGTTACCTTCATTTAATATTTTAAGCAATGTTGATTCTCTTAAATTGGTTTCGCCCAAATTAAAAGTCCAAGCAACTAAAGCATCAAATTGATTCTGCTCTAAATCAACTTTCACTAACCGATCAACAGCTTCTTCATATACCCCTAAGTCATCTTTTAGCATATTTTCTGCCTCTTCTTGAGTGCAGTTATCTCCATCTTGTACACCCAAGGTATGACCGTATCCTATTGTGAATACGCCAGCTGAACACTGATAGCTATTTAATTCACAACCCTCAAACTTTTTTATTAATGCAATACCTTCTTGGCTAGTATTCATTTTTGTTACCTCTTTTATAGGGGTAGCTGTAAGTATATTTAATTGTGGAATACAAAATATTTTATTAAATCTTTTATATGCACTCCATATGCTCACTTCTCTCTGCTCACCCCTTTTGTTTTTTCATAACTTCTCATAGCACCAAGACCCAACATACCTGTCATCGTAGTCATCAACAACGAAGGATCTATTTCTGGAACCTCCACCCAAATACCAGCTATAGGAGCAATCAACACATGATATAGCAGCCCCAAAGAACAACACCACCCAATACTGGGCCTCCATCCAGCAACAAATAATGAGCTATGCGCAGCCTCTACTTTGTTTACTTCCAGCTGACCCTTGGCAATTTCGTTAGCATGACGCTCTGCAAGAGTACTCAACTCAAAGGCAATACGATTCTTCTCGTCTTTATCCTCAATAACCTTATCAAGTAACGCAGTTGCTGGACCTATGATTGAACTAAGTATACTCATTCGTTAGTACCAAACTTTGCAGCACGTTCAGCCTCTTGATCTTGTCTTCTTAAATTACGCATAATTCTAGTTGTAGTCTGACCACTGCGGGTAAGCTCCCGTATCTTGGCTCCATACGAATCAAGTACACGCTTGTAGTTGTTTAAACGCCTCATTCTTTCTTCACGAGACAGGCTTTGATCTCGCGCCACCGAGTTCATAGCTGCCATGATGTTGCTTTTTTCTCGCTCAATATAGGACAGTGATATCTGTATCTGTAGCGGATCTATATTCGATAGGTTTAATCCTATGAAACGTAGCAGTGACTGATTAATCGTATCTGTTTCCAGACCATTAGGCTTTGTATTGCCACCTAATGCAGTGTAAAGCTTTGATACTGCGCCATATTCTGTATTTAAAAATCCCGGTAAAATGTATTGATTCGCTGCCCAGAATAAAACATCTGTTAGCTGACCGCGATTGTAAAATGGACGCTCCATTGCATCTGATATAAAGAATGGATCACTTGGATTTACAATAGGTCTTTGTGTAAATGGATCTAGGTTTTGTGATAAACCAAACAATGACCATGCTGGACCCCCAAACATACCCAAAGTAGATGTAACATCTTTAATATCAAACCCCTTTTCTGCTGACCCTTTGTTACCTACCAATGACTTACCAGCAATGGCAGCGTCAGATATAAGCTGAGAAAAAGATCCCCACGGATACAGGTATGCAGTATCTAAGAACTGTAATCGACCTTCTGAATCACGAACAGGTATAGGTATCATGCCGGGGTTGCCACGCAAATAATCTGGCAATGACTTTTTAACGTCCTCGTACTCTTCATCATCTATATCAAACGCCGACATAAACAATGATGGTAAGGCATAAGACAACGCAACATATGGAGCGAATCTCATAGGATTACGAAGCGCCGTTTTAATTAGTGCAGGTAATACCTTATATTGGAATGTAAGAAACGGTATACCCAATGGGCTTTGTCGTATTTTACGAACTACTTGTGGCACATCAGAGTAATCAAATAGATATTCTTGTGCTCGCAAAAAGCCATCATCTGCACTAAGTCCCTCTCGCTCCATAACATCTATATTAATAGCGGTCTTGCCTATTACTTCTATGCCCTGATAAACCTTGCTGGCCTTTTGCGCTAACTTCTGCCATGTGTTTAGCTTCAACCACCCATACATACCTATATCTTTGGCATCGACGGAGCTTAAAAAGTCCATCATATCGTCAGCCATTTGCATAAGTTCTTGATCTGTAAAGGATGTTTGCTGTACGCCCCGCTTTAACATCTCTGCATAGTGTTTAGAGTTCTCGAAATCCCCCCGGTTGTATGCTCTTACCTCATTGATAGCTTCAACAAATCTAGGTATGACCCTGTAAAACGGTACGCCAGAAAGATGCATAAGTATGGCGTTACTGAATAGGTTTCTAGCTATGGTTGGCGGGTTCAATGGTACTTTAATTGTCTTCCAAACCGCTGTTAGCTCACGCCCCTTCGAGGCAATACCCTGCACAGCAGCATCTCCTAGCTGCAACATAGCTCCTGACGCTATAACATCATCAAATATCTCTGTTCTGACCAAACGCCCGGACAACAATCCATACTTCTTGTTTTTCGGAACACGTTTAAACTGATCGCCGTAGCCCTGTATCTCTGCTGCAAACCCGGCATCATCCAATTGTTCGTAGTATTCTAATGGCTGTAGCCCTTTAGCTATAAATGCATCCCTAACAGCGTTCTCCATCTCTACTGCATCTTGAGTTAGCTTCGCTGCTTTATCTGGGTCAGCTGCACTAAGCGCATCTGCTATTTCGCGCAGTGTTCTAGCCTCATTGGTTAGATAAAAACCGCTGATCTTAATTGGCTCACCGTTCTTGCCTATGTAATCAACAACAAACTGGTCATCTGCAGTAGTCCACGCATCATTACCCGCAATCGAGTTCATAAACTCTATAAACTGCAAGTCTCGTATGGGTCTTTGTATAGCTCGTGATACTAAAAATGCAGGATCTAACTCGTTTATTACACCAAGAGACTCTTGTGACTCTTTTGTCATCTCTTTACGAGGTTTTAGATAGCTAAATGCTGCGTCTCTTTTGTCCTCTAATACGTGTTTTATGTATATACGAGGTAGATATGACCTTTTATTTGCAAAGAACGTGCGAGGATTCAGAAGCCCTTTATTGACTAACTCCAACCCTAAATTTTCTATCAGATCTTTAGCCTTTTCTGACGCAGCTGCTGCTCTAGGATCTAATGCTTTGAGTTGCGCCAAAACATTTGCTTCTGCATCTGGTTCACCAGTAGTCAGATAGTTAAATATAGTGGTTCTTAACTGCTCTGTATCGGCACGATCTTTTGGCCCCTTCTTAAACAGGAATTTATTGCCTATTTCATCGCGCAAAAACTCGGCGACTTTGGTAGATCTACCCACCGTACCCAGATATTCAGCACGACTCAGATAAAACTCACGCTTTTGTGGCAAACCGCCAAGAGTGTTAAAGAACGGAATGTTATTGACATAGTTGATGGCTTTCTG